TGCCTGAACCCGATATACCCCCTAATCCTGCTAATGTATAAGTAGGAACATTTAATGTATTAGAAACAAATGTAGCCGAACCACTTGAACCCGTTGTGGTTAAAGTGATTGCTGATTGTTTGTTATTAAAAGTACTCCAATCCGTAGAAGATAAAGCACCTCTATTCGTAGCACTCGCAGTAGGTACATTTAAAGTAATTACAGGAGTTGTTGTACTATTAGCCACCGATGAACTTAAATCCGTTCCTGTTGTTCCTAATGTCAAAGCTGCCACCGAAGTAACAGTTCCACCACTTGAAGGACTTGAATTTGTGATAGTAAAATTTGGATATGTGCCACTAACACTAATTCCTGTTCCTGCCGTCAAAACAACTGTCTGGTCTGGAGCAGTATTTGTTATCGTTAAAGTGCCACTTGAAGTAATCGGAGAACCCGAAACACTTATTCCTGTACCACCCGTAGCAGCAACGGAAGTAACTGTGCCTGTATTGTCATCAGTCCAAGACGCTGTGATTGTTCCTGCATCTTGTTGTGTAAGTGTTAATGTCTTTGTTGTTGTACCCGAAACCGCAGCACTTACAATCATATTATCGTAAGCACTATTCCAATTCGTTGAGTTGTCGGTTAAATAAGAAATCGTACCACCTGTGCTTTTAACAATCCCTGTACCACTCAAAACCGCTTGGTATTGAGGTATATTTAATGTATTTCCTACGAGTGTAGCCGCTCCCGAAGTTCCTGTTGTTGTTAAAGTTAAAGTACCTTGCCCACCGATATCCGCTAACAATTGCGCTCCTGTTCTGTAATTAACAACATTTGCACTCGTTAAAGTTAAAAATTTGGTTTGCGCAGAAGAAGCATTTGATACACTCGTTAAAGTAAGGTTATTACTAAAGGTCTTTGCCCCACTTATTGTTTGTGCAGTTCCTATTGTGACAAATCCATCCGCAATATCTGTTTCTATGATAGTAGCCAAAACAGTAACAGTACACTTGTAAGAATATCCCGATGATGGGTCTCCCACTATCATCAAATCACTTAATGCTGGTGTCCTGTTTTGGAGTTCAGATATCTTCCGATTAGCCATTGTACTTTTTTAAATAAATAGAATTACCAGTACTAATATACATACGTTGTTGGAACTACACACCTATTAGCTGTATTTAGGAGTTCGATAGTAACATTAGCTTTTACCCCAGCTAATAAATCGGGGGTATCTTCAGTAAAAAAAGTCAATACAGAAGTTAGCCCTACATTGAACTCGAAATTATTATGCCTTAATTGAGCAATAATATCTTGGCACACGCCTAATTGGTCGCTTAATACTTCCGTTTCGTTGGAGTTCTCTGCCAACATTCTATCAAAAAAATACAAAGAAAAATTCAATGTAACACTCCTTTCACCAACAATACCATCCATTAAATCAAAAAAAAGCGAAGGATAAATATTCTCCACCCCCCTTGAAAGGTAATCGGATAGGTCACCGAAGTAAACGCTTTTTATCTGCTTGTGTGCGTTTCCGAGATTTGTTATTTGCGTTACTAACTGATTCAGAGTCATTTTGTTGTTTTTGTAAGTAAAGCCGTAGCTTCTTTTGATTTTTTAGTGAATATGTTTTATTCGCCACAACAACGATTTATATTACCTTGATATTTATCTTCAAAATTCATCTTGCCATCTTCGCTACCCAACCAGACAGAAGAAGTATAGGCTTGTCTTTCGGGAACAATCGTATCGTAAGTAGAACCCGGATTATTGTATTGTGGAAACGTATTAAAACCACTTCTGTCAATTAAATACTTTACCAATCTTTGTTTGTAAAACTCCGCTCTTGTTTTATACCTATCGGCTACGTCAATAAGTTCTGCAGCAGATGGATTTTCTTGCCCTTCACCCGATTTACGAATAATCCCCTTATTGTAGAACTGATAGCTTAACCCCATTGGCAATTCACTCATCACATAATAAACCAATGTCGGAGTAATGTAGGTATCTAAAAGAGTAGTTTCCGAAGCGTTTAGATTACTATTCGCAATCGCATCTTGTAATCTTTCATACAATGCCGTTCCCAAAGCGGGAAGGATATACATATCTTGAGCCGTTAAGATTTCTGGATTGACTAACTTTTCATCCGTATTGAAATGCAATCCAGTTCTTTCTTTAATTGTATCAACGGAAATAAATAGTATGTTTCTGCTCATTTTTTATTTTTTTACAACAACCATTGAAACCCACCTATGCCGACACGAAGGCGAATCCCCCCACCAGCCACCGCCTCTATCAAATACGGAATATCCTAAACGATGAGAAAGTGTTTCAATTTCACTCCTTGACCAAAACTTATCCAACTCCCTTATACGTTTACAGAAAGGTCTTGAAGGATGCTCAAGAGTATCTCTCTCTCTAACGGGAACATCAGGTTTCCATTCATAAGCATAACGAATCAAAAAAGTTTTTTTTATCGGCTTATCAATAATCTCACTCAACGGCTTTAATAGTTTAGGAATATTTGTTTTTACTTTCAAATATTCCAACTCTACCAGCTTATTAATTCTTTCATTTACTACATCAACATCGGCTTTAACTATTTTTGCGATATCTTTTATTGCGATGTCTTTGTTTTCGGAGATAGCGGATAATATCTTTTTATCTAAAGTGTCATCAATCACTTCGGCAAACATTTGCATTTCTTCATCGGCACTAAAAACATTTCTTGTCGCTAATACTAAAAACTTTTCCGACTTTTCCCCGTATTCATCAAAAATAGAAATAACGGAATCCACATCATCAAACCTTTGTTCATAAGATTCATCCCCAAGCCAAGTGGAAATTGCTTCATCATCTAATCCGTAACCACCCTTCAACATCTGAATTGCTTGTTCCCTCGTTATCTCTCCCTTATTATACTTACGAATAATGCGTTGGAAGTTTTGCCACTCCCTACCTTTCATTCCTTTTAAATGCTCGTTAACGAGTGCCTGTGTAGGCTCTGGAGTGGTTTGATATTTAGTCATATCAACACCAATCTTTTCTAAAATCCATTCTTTAGGGGCAACTTGAGCAATAGTACTTTCGCTAAACTCAAAATTGATTGGCTCAACAGGTTTAATATACAAATCGGAAACAACACCATTGATTTTTGCCAAGCCATTAAAAACACTCTCTAAATATTGCTGCTTGTCATTAACGTAAGTGTTCTTGAACACTTCGTATCCATCTCTAATTTCGGAACGAGTACCCAAAGAACCTTCCACTAAAATCCCAAACAATGAAGGCGTGGTTACTTGGTGTCCCGCAAAAATGTTTTGCTGAATCATATTATCCACCCTTCCAAAATCCTCTTTCGTTAAATCACTCGCACCTAAATCATCAACGGCGGGTTTCTTCGCTATGTCTTGAACAAATGAAAGAATAAACTTCTTACCATCACTACCCGAAAATCTTTCAGTAAACCTTCTTTCAATGTTTCTTTTCTCATCGGGTGAAGGCTCACCATTAGGTAGCGTAATTAATTTACTTGCGCTAAAACCCGTTTGTGCGTTACCTAAAACGTGCTTACTAACCTCTATATCGCTTTCAATGTAATTTAACGCACCCATATATCCCGGCAAGGCATAGGTATCTAATCCGGGTCTATATTCTTTGATATAAAGAATTTGCTTACCCTCTTTTACCTCCGTATTGTAACCAATGACTACTTCCGCTTCCGCTTTTCTATCACTCCAATCCTTAATCCAAAATTGTGTGTTTTCTTTATTAGAACGAACTTTTGTGTAGTCAATATGACAAATAGATGCTATTTGCCCACCTATCTTACTCCAGATGATTTCTAAATACGCACCACCAAAAATCTCCAAATCAACAGAGACTTTACGAGTTAAATCCGTTAAAGATTCGTATGGGTTTATTTTATTGATAAACTCTTCCGCTCTCGCATCTTGCTCTTTTGTTGCCCAGCCATTACCAATAATGTAATTAACCTTTCCTTTAACGATAGCATTGTGTTTCGCACTCTTATTAAAAAGGCTTAACAAATAGTTCGGATAGTCATTCCTATCACCGAACTCAATATATCCTACACCTTTTTTCTCCCGATATTCGGGTTGCTTTGCCTCTGCAAAACTTAATATAACAAGATTGTCTATCATCGTACTATGTATGTGTTATTCGTTTGATATTTTGTGAACGAAAAAGTAGTTGAATCGTTAAGCCGCATAATACCTGTTTCCAATAAACTTGTAGCATTGGCGGGGTTTACATTAGAGGAAGATGTTTGCTCATAGATTTGATACCCCCACTCACCAGAGTCATAGTTAGCGAAGTAAGTATTCGTGACAAGCGAAAACTGATTGAACCTCTCTTTATGAAGTGAAGTATCTTGGTTGTTTAAAAGCACAAACTTTACCTCTACATTACTACCCCTATGCGTGAATACAAAAAGATAATTAGGCGTAGAAAGCGTTTGCTTTTCCTTTAATGTAAGGATAATCTCACTCGTTACTCCCTTCGTTAAATATACCATACTACTAAATAGAAAATACTCAAGATTTTACCAAAAGAAAAAGCCACCCCCAAAGGGATGGCTAATCTACCTACCTATAACGAACCACGAAAGCCTTATGCGGTTAGACCTGCGATGATGTTGCTATTAACTTCGGGAGCAAGTTGTTTCTCATTTCCCGTAAATGTTAACGCATATCCATTGCGGTCTCCATTTGCCGTTCCTGTTGTAGCAGTACCACCCGTAACATCAGCACCAGCAACACGCCCAAGTAGCCAATATTTGTCATTAGCATCTTGAACAACCACCATTAAAGTAGCTTGAGCAAGAAGCAAAATTTCATTGCGTGTGTTCGCTTGAAGTTTGTTAAGAACGATAGAAAGTTCTTGAGCATAAAACACAGTACCATTCTCAACAGAAGTAGTAATTGTTTCTGTCAATGAACCCGTATTTTTTACTAATTCATATTTGTAGAATACCTTACCTACTGCTTTAGTGATAGCCGAAACGATACCAGAAGCCTCCGTAACCGCAGTCACGTTTGCGTGGTTAATCAACCACATAGCTTTGATACCGCCTAAACTATCTTTGCAATCAAGTAAGTATCCTTGTGTTAAAGCACAAGCCATTTTATTAAAGTTTAAAAGTTATGAGTGAACATTTCTACCCACCCAATTTATTAAATAATGAAAGAAGCAATCTCATCCAAAAAGGCAACATTCACCCCCATCTTAAACTCACTAACGAATCTCACTTGGTCAGCCTCTTTTGCATAGAATAACTCAAATTTCTCTTCTTCATTTAGCAAATCAGTACCCAAGAACATATTGCTCAAACGAATAGCATAGAGTTTTGTTACACCATTTAGACCCGGAGTGGCTACCACTTTAATAGAAGTACCGGGCAAGTAGAACTCGCTATCAGCCTTACCATCAAAAGAGTAGTTGAACATATTTGCATTTTTCAACGCAATTGTGTAAGTACGGAATACATCTTGACCACACCAAATAGTCATATCATCTTTTGATACAACACTTGCAGGTATTGCCTTATAAAGAGCATCAAAGATAGCTACTACGTTAGCAGAAGTGATTGAAGTGGCTGGAGTACCATAATAAGTTGTGTTGTTTGACTCAACGGCAGAAGCACCAATCAAAGCAACCAATCCCTGAAACTTATTTAGGTTTACGTTAGCCGAACCTGTTGCACCTTGCCAGATAGCAGTCTCCAATTGAGCAGCAATACGAGCCGCTTTTTTGTCCGTATAATCGGATGCGAAAGCAACGGAATCGTAACGGCTTCCCTCTGGTAAAGCCTTCTGTAAATATTTTGCTTCAAGGTCTTTAGGGCAAAGAGATTCGTTTACTTTAATCTTACCAACAGTTACAGTACGCTGCGTAAAAGTTGTAGAACCACTTGCATTGAAACCGCAAGAGCCACCACTTTGAAAGATAGCATCTGTATCCATAATGTTGATTGTCTCGGAACTTTTTACTCCCACCATTACATTGCCTTGACTTTTAATCAAAGAGGCGGTTTTACTTCCAAGAACGGAAGAAGTTACCAATAGAGCCTCATTCTCTTTGGTATAATTTGATAATGCTGAAACATCAAAAGCCATTGTTATTTAATTTTAAGTTTTTAAATTTATTTTGCGTAATTAGAAAGAAAGCGTGTAATCTTATCGTTTTTAGATTCAAAATGCTTTGTGAACTGTTTTGGTTGTGTAGGTGGAACGGAAGGAGTTTTTGTAAGTTCAATAACCACATCGGTCAACTCGGTGATAGCCTTTGAAAACTTGTCATTCATTTGAGCAAGGCTTTCATTCATTTTAGCTTCATTCTTAAGACCTCTCAATTCGGAGATTTGCGCCTCCATTTCGGTTACCCTTTTCTTCAACAACTCAACTTCGGTTTCGGGTACTTCTACTTCGGGAGTTTTGATTTCAAGGATAATTCCCATTTCATCTAAAACAATAACAGAGCCATCAGCTAAAATATGCTCACCTGCGGGTGCGGGGGCTTCTTGACCATTTTCATCTACCAAAGAAACCTTACCACCAACTTCTAACTTGTCAATCCTTACTTTTGAACCAGATGCAAGAACATACTCGGCAAATTGCGAAACGGCAACTTCGGGGACAACAACTGGTTCGGCGAACATTGCCTTTATTTTTTGTAGTGCTTCTTGTGGAGTCATAAATAATTTTCTTTAAATAGATTAAAAGACTCCCAATTACCACATAGAGGAACTGTAACACCTGTTACACCTATTACACTAAAAAAGGGGGTGTAGAAACACCCCCCCTCAAACCAAAACTATGAAAACCTATTTTGTTTGACGTAGAATATCTATAATATCCTTCATCATTTTTTCTTCCTTTGTGTCGGTCTTGTAGTTAAATATCCCCTCAACAGAGAATCCTTGTACCTTTCCATCTTTAATCAACTTCCACACCTCATCGTTCTCTACCTTGAAAGAACCAAACCAACTACCATCTTTTACATCCTCAAATCCCACCATTGGTTTAATCCCTCTTTTCTCATCCACTATCCAACTCTCAAACATCGTTACCCCCTCTTTGGTTTGACCGCTATCGTGCATCAAATTTACATTATTCTGATAACCTTTCTTAAAATATTTTTGAACAATTTTTTTAATAGTGGTTTTAGTAAAAATAACATAGTATTCTCCATTTGTGTCATTTCTGTAAATTGGTGTATCAGCTAAAATCAAAGCACCGCTAATAATTTTCTCTTCTTCATCTTGAATAGCAAAAGCCATACTTTTATTAAAAGCTAAAAACGCTCTTTCAATTGCTGGTCTATCCACAAGAGCAACATATTCCACTTCTACGTTGGATTCTAAATCATCAACGATATCTAATCGGTATATGGGTAATTCTTTGTTCATAATGATAAATAGATTTTTAAACTAATCTTGCCGCTCTATTAATTCTTCTTATTCTTTCTTGTGAATTAGTGACATCACTTTCAAGCACATAGGCACGATTTGTTGCTGAACCTAATTGTTGAATTGATGTTGAATCAAGTTGCGTTCTTGTGTTTACCAAAGGTGATGCTGGTGCGATAGGTGCTGCTCCACCCCCACCGACACCGCTAATACTTGAGGCACTTGTTAATTTAGCTTGATTAATAGCGTTTCTTGCTTTAAATATATTTGCTAAAACTGCTGCACTACGAATTGCAATATCCAATATTAATTGAAATGGTGTTAAGTTAGTAGGATTCCTACTCGCTTGTCTTACAATACCTGCAATAGCAACCCCTGTATCAATGGCTAAATTAAACAAAGCTAAATTCCTTTCTTGTATAGCTTTTTTCTTTGAGAGTTCCTCGCTTTGCTTATTGTATTCCTCTTGACTTATTAACCCTTTTTCTAAATTTTGTTTTAATAGTTGTTGTTGATAATCAAGATTTTTTCCTACTTCGGTAGCTATTCCGCTAAAACTATCTTTAATTACTAAAATATTATTAACGATAGAATCATACTTTTCTTTTTCTAATGCAATTTCCTTATCATTTAATTCTTTAACCTTCTCAAGATACTTTGTTTTATCAATAACATTATTATCACGAGCTTGTTGTACTAATGCTCTTTCTTGGTCAATTCGTGATTTTTTTTCTTTAAATGTTTTATCATTTGTAATTTTTAAAGCTGCTAAATCTTCATCTAATTTTTTCTGTGCTTCAACTTTATCTTGTTGTTGTAATGCTAATGCTTCTTGTTTTTTTAATTCAGCAAGTAAGATTATTCTTTGAAAAAATGTAAGTTTCTCATTCTTAAGTATATCTTCCCTCTGTTTCTCATACTCATCGTGAATGGATTGTCTTGCCTTTTCATTTTCATCTTTTATCCCTTCAATACGAGTCTTTGTTCTTAACTCATTGAGCGAATCCAGAAATTCTTTTTCTCTATCCTTGCTTTCTTTTTTGTATTTATCGTCAATTTCTTTAAGTGCCTTTTGTCTCAGCTTTTCAATTAAGCCGTCATCCTTTATTCCTGCTTCTTTTAACTTCTTTGCCTTCTCATCAAACTCTTTATTTATAGCAGATTCTTTCTGCTGTCTTTCAGATAAAAGACTTATCTTTGCTTTTTCAAGTATTTCTTGTGCTTCTAATTCTTTTTTTGCATTATTAGCATTTATGGAGTTTATTGATAACTGAAAACCTGCTCTTTGCTCTTTAAAATCCTTTAATTGGTTGTCTAATGCTTTTAGTGTTTCCTTACCTTTTTTTTCTACATCAGAAGGGTCAAATATTAAATTTGCTAATCCTCCAGTAAAGGATTCTACTAATTTGAAGTTCTTATTAAAAACCTTTCCAATGGCATCAATACCAAACAATAAAGTTGTAAGTGGTGCTGTTATAAAAGCAATAATTCCTTGTAATATTTCTTTGTTCCTTCTTTCAGCTTCAATTTGTGCTTTGATTACAATTTGCTGTTGCTTGATATTTTCTTCGGTTGCCTTAATTACTTCATCGGTTTGTTTTATTTTAAGATTTAAAATATCTTTTTCCGATTTACCCTGTAATTTTAAGCTGTTATCTTGCCGCTCTAAAGTCTCAAGTTTTTCCTTTTCCGCAGTTTGATTTTTTTGAGTTGTTTTTAATAGATTACTCTGCTGTTTTGAAACACCGCTAACCGCTTCTTTTATTTTATCCCAATAAGCAATAAGTGTTCCAATAGCAACTATTAATGCCCCGATGCCTGTTGAAATAATAGCAGCCTTTAAAATATTAAAAGCCTTACTTGTGCCAATAGTAGCTACTCCAAATGCTCTTTGCAAACCCGTAGCTATTGAAGTAGCCATATTGTTTGCCTGTTGAAATATTGTTGTGCTTTTAATTACCGCACCTAATTGTTTAAACGAATCAACGCTCTCTCCCAACGTCTGTAAACCTTGAGACAAAGCCATTGCGCTCTGAACTTTTAAAAGCGTTTTTTGTACATTCTCACTTTCAACACCAATCAATCCCATTGCGCCCTGCACCGCAGCAAATCCTCCAGCAACACCACTTAATGTTGCGGTGAACGCTTTAAACTTCGCATCTGGATTAAAGGCGGCGGTTAAGGATTTAGCATCTCCAATTCGGTCTCTTAACTCTGCGGCTTTCTTGGCAGCCCCCACCGCTTCCTTTGAAGTAGCACCAAACTTTTCAGATAGTTTTGCTACATCCGCTTCTGCTTGTCTTAGTTGTGTTTTTAATGAACCTACCGATTTAACGGCTTCACTACTATCTCCCGTAATTTTTAAACCTATGATTTCTTGTCCCATTATGCGTATGTTAATTCAATTACTCGTAAAAATTCACACTTCGTACTTTCGGGGTTCGTAGGATTGTAATCAATAACTTTATTTAATCTCCACAAAGCACCATCAATATAAATTAGCTTTGAGAAATCTAAACCATAGATATCGGTTGTCTTTAAATAAACACTACAAGTAAGTAGTTTACTATCTTTATCGGTAATCTCTGCAATGTAATCACTCCAGAATCCATTGAATAGATTTGCCGAAGGATAGGATACGGATAACGAAAAATAAATCTCTTTCGCTATACCAAAGTTGATATCTGCCGTTGGTGCATCGGGGTCGTCTAAATGCCCACCATATCCGTAATAAGATAGGTTAGTTAATAGATTGCCACTATCTCCTTTGAGATTCCAATTGTTAACACCCGTTACCTTACGCACTTGCATTATCCTAATGTTATGGTCTATCGGGTCTTCGGATTGTGTGTTCTGTGTATTAGATAACTTAAAAATTGTGGGGAATACTTTATCCTCTCCAGCGTAACCTACTAATGGTGTTGATGAAAAGATTACTTCATTCGTTTGTTTTTCATTAGCGAACTCAAAACCCGTATCCTCAACGTGGTCACCATACCCTTGAGCATAGTGTTTCACATAGACCTCGTTGTAGTAATCGGAGTCGCTCTTATATTTAAACTCAAAGAATCTACCATTGAGTTCAGACATTGGTTTTAACTTAAAAGATTTTGACCTATCTATTTTGTAACTCCAATCCAAATGCGAAGCCGAATAGTCATCCAATAACAAAAGGTCAAGATTATCTACTAACAATTCTTCTTCAAGGTCATTCACCTGTAGGAAGTTTGCCGTTGTAGTATAGAAGTCAATAAAAGGAACAACCTTCAAGTGCTTTCCCTTTGTAGTATCTTCAACGATATACAAATTAAACATCTTGATAATAGAGGCAATAAAATCTCTTTGATAAATCCCTCTTGGTATTCCACTATTCATAAAGATTAAACTTCCATAAGCAAGAGCAGAGGATACTGCGGTATTTGTAGTGGATGTTAAATAACTGTCACCATAAATGTTACAAGTAGAATTACCCGATAAATTAAATAATTCAAATTGGACAGAGAAATAATCGTTAGTTGCTAATGTTATGTTATGGGTAATTGTTCTTTGAAAATCTATTCTACCTTGAGGATTTCCAGCTATTACAGTTTGTGTGTTTACTATACTTCCATTTTTAAAGAAATTTACTCTCAAAGAACCTGTACCACCTTGAGGAATTTCTAAAGTGCCATTAATAAATAAAGTTAATATTGGAGAAATAGAACTACTTGTCCAATATAAAACATCATAACCCCCAATCCCAAATTCATATCCTACTATTACATCAGGGTTAGGATAAGAAGCATCAGCCGTAGAACTAAAAACACTATTTATTATTAAAGCATCTATATCACCATCAAATTGTAATTTAGTATAATTACTTAATTGTTTTTGATTATTGGGTATTACAAGCCTTTTAAATAGGTTTGTATCAAAGAAGGGTGCTTCGTAGGTGTAACCAGAGTTGGTTATTATCTTATCCAAATATTCTTTTACAAACAATGCAGGTCTAAACGCTTTGTAACTCCAATCTTTTTTCGGATGGTTTTGATTTTGGCTATATGAAACTTGCCCATAATCAATAAGTGGATAGTAGTAACCCATTCCTGATGCCGTAGTGCCAGAGGCTTGATTCCAACTATTCGTAATGTTAGTCTCATTCCAAGCGTGGTTGTAAGCACTAAAATCTAAATCTTCAATCCTACGATTACTCAATGCAGTAACAAAGCCACCTAATTCACCGAACACCACACACTCATACTCTATCGTTCCCCTATCAAGCGTTATCTCTAATAGCCTTAAAATGCCTTTGAACATTTGTATCTTATCTACATAGATAACACAATCTGCTGTTTTGGCTGCGTTAAAGTTGTAACCCACATTATCTGCTGAATCGTTGTAAAAGTTACTTGATGAAAACTCAAATATGTGACCGAATAGTTTGTTGTTGATTGCATTACCCGGTAAGATTATAGTTTTAGAAAAGTTAGTATTCCTTGCAGCAAAGTCCTGTATGTCATCAATAGCATAAGTAAACTCCGATGATAAATCTTTGCTTAAATCCAACCTATTATTTTCTATGTAGATTTCAGTTATCATCTATATTGAGAGTTGATTTGATTTCCTATTGATATATCTAACTCTAAATTGTATGTCTTATCTGCATACTTTTTCTTTTCCACCCAATTGTTTGTTTCAATTTGTACGGGTAGGAATAAACTACCTCTCTCCAAATAAACCTCTGGAGATGCTATCAATTGTTTAATCCATAAATAATCAACATAACTCAACCAATCGGAGATTAACTTATAGGTTAATTTTTGTCTTGTAGCGAATTGATTACTTCCTCCATACATTACACCATAAGCGTTTGAGCGAGTCATATAGTTACTTGCATACTCCCACTCTATACCTTCAAAGGAACTCTTTTCAATATTTCTCGTTTGTCGGTTTACCGCAGTAAAATCAAAAGTATCGTACCCACCAATGGCGTTTAAGAAATGTAATGTAACCACATCGTTTTGTGTGCAACTCAAATACACTCTTGCGGTGTCTTTTATAACACCTGCGATTTTTATTTTGACATCATAATAAACGGAAGTGGATGAGATTGCCGTAGTACCTAAATAATTATTCAATGCTCTTGGCGAAATATCTAACAGAGCAAAATCTCTAAAGTTTACGTTTGCCCCAGTATAATTTGTTGTTGTACTCCCATTGTAAACCGATACATCTATTGAATGACTCTTCGGTATATTCTCTTCATCCGATAGGAATGAAAGAAATAAAAACCCCGTTTGCAATCTCTCTTTGTTGAAGTAGATATTTAAGTAATCACGATTAGATAAATACACGCCTTGATACTGTGTTTCGTATTCCAATGGAGTTAAGTACATCGGACTTGTTGGGGTGTATAAGTAATCTTGGACATAGTTATACGCTCTCTTTGTGGTTGTAGTTAAATCCAAATAAGTAGTGCCACCATATTCTTCGCCAAACTTTAATTCGTACTCCGTATAGATATTTGAACCTGTATAAGAGAAAGCCGTAGGTGTTACAATATTAGGTTTGAAGTACGATGCCCAATAGTTACGAACTACCGGAGCGACATTAAAGATTCCTTTTGATGATGTAGGTTGAGGAAATGATTTCAACCTTGCTACTAAACTCCCACTAACATAGACATCACACACATACTTAAAGTTGGTCTGTGCCGTATTCGTTGAACTCAACACAAACCATAGAGGAGCGTGAAGGCTTGAATAATTGTCAGGGAAACTATTTATTGTTATTGCCATATAATGATTTTATTACTAAAGAAACCTGCTTACCATAGATTTTCGCTAACCCATTAACAAAGTCTTGACCAAAAACAAACTCTACTGCATTATCAAAAAACAATGTTCTCTTCAATCCTTTCTTTTTTATTCCCGTAGCAATTGCATAAGCCAAACCTCTTTTGTTTTCCGCTTCGGTAACCATTTGAGTTAACTTTGCTCTCTTTCTACCGAGTTTCGTTTTATTTACATTCGCCTCGTACTTATCTTTTATTCTATTTTTATTAACCCAAGAAAATATGTTTGCTGCCATTCTCCGATTCGGGAAGGCATTCTTAAATGAATATTGTGAGTTGGGTGTTCCTGATACATACCCCCTAACACCTTTGTTAACATAGTCATAGTATTTAGCAGGAGAACTTTCATTTGGATAACCAACCGACAACTCAAACTTCATCCCTTCAGCAACAAAATCAAAAGTCAAATCTGTTGACAAATCACCAGAGGATACAAGATTATTTTTTGTGATATTATCTCTTACCCTATCCACAAAAGATTTTGCAACTTGTAGCATATATTTATCCACACCCTTCAATGTGGCAAGTTCATATTCGCCCTTTCCCGGTGTGAGCGTATTCAAATAATCCAATACCTCCGATTCTATCTGTTTGCTACTTTTTGGCATATGCTCTTTTTAACTCTTCCGCTTCGTACTCGCTTTTTGATTTAAGGTAAGCCAAGTCATTAAGGAATTGGATTGTAGGTAACTCGTAAGTTTCTTCAAGCGTGATTCTCTCAAACGCAGCAACCAATTCGGTTTGGTATATCCATCCATAATATCGCATAAACTTTGATACACCAACTCTGCTTGATATCTCGTTAGTGTCTTCATCATCTCCGCTATTAAATAGTCCTTCGAACTCTTTATCCAATCGTTGTACACTTGATAAAAAAAAACCACACTACCAAGCACCTGAACAATAGGTGCTTCTAAAATATCCTGCGAATACTCTTCGTGCTTACTTGCATCGTATTTTTTGACACGCCACCCGAATAGTGTTCGCTTCATTGGTAGAACCATACAAGCCGCTATTTTATGAAGATTGGCGTTTACATCTTTACCGAAGTGCTTGGTTTCAATATACCGAGCCGCAGGTATCTTACGAACATCATAGATACATTTATACCTTTTGCCTTTTAGCTTAATGTATCTTTCCGCTTTAGGCTTTACCTCTTCGTGGATAAATGAAATACTTTTTAAAAGTGGTGTGAGGTCGGAAATAGGCAAAGAATCTATTTCGTGTTCGGTTAATCCACTACAAATAGAAGCGGCACTAATGGCTAAATCTAAGTCAGTAACATCCTTACTTTTTAAGAATAGGTCATTAAGTTGCTGCCATTGAAATACGGAGATGTCTTTCCAAGTCATACCTATAAATAGAGAAATTCTTTAGATTGCTCAAGCAAAAGAATATTTGCCTTGCCCCGTATTTCGTGTGTAGTGTTGCCAAGCGAGAGCGAGAGCCATTACGCAATCATCGTGGAAGCCTTGCGGTGCTGAATATCTTACCCCAATAGCGGAGTATCGATATTCAAATATCTCTAACTCTTCTGTTATGTGTCCTTGTGGGAATGTTATCTTTCTTTGCTGAATAGCCGAAGCCAAACCCTCCATTAGTTGTTGTTTCGATGGCGAAGTAAATTTAAACCCACTTACAGGCAAACCCTCACGCTGTAAATCTTCAAAAATTGGGTCTCCCGCACCCGTAGAATCAATTAAGGTAGGTACTTTCGGAAGGTTACCGATTACTTGTTTGGTTTGTTTCCAATCCTTTTGAAACCTATCAAAGTAACACACCGAGCCATTCCTATCAAGACCTATGATTACTGTAAAATCCACCGCCTTCGCCAAATCAATCCCAAACGCAATAGGAGGTTCAAGGCTGACCTCAAAAGTACATTGCTTGATATAACTACTTCCGAAAGGATTAGCCGCATTTTCGGCAGGATTAGCCATATATTCCTGCTCAAAGACAACATTCGGTAACTGCATCCTTGCATCATCAATCTCCGTTTTGTCTATAAATGGGTTATCGTAAGTAGTGAACTTAAAGGATTGCCAATCGGGTTCTCCAGATTTCAAGAACAAAGAGTAAAAGTAATTCTTACCCTTTGGTGTTGAGATGAATAAGGCTCTCCCCTTGTAGTCGGTTAAGGTAGGTCGGATTGAGTTTAACCATCCATTCTCAAGGTCGCTAATGTAAGAGGCTTCATCTATCACTCCGAAATGGAACTTCCTACCACGAAGGTTATCTAATCGTTCACCCGTAAAGAAATACAACGCACCACCATTGGGGAATTTAATTGATAGTTCTGATTTGTTAGCCTCAAAAGGTACGCACTTAATTAGTTGGTCAAAAAATACCCTCGCCAGTTGATAGGTAGGCGTTATGTAAAATACTTGTTTGCCTTGTAAGGCGTTAATTATTATTTCAATTTGTGAGAGTTCCGATTTCCCAAATCTTCTTCCGGCGAGTACAACTCTAAATCTTGATTGGCAATCAATAATTTCTTGTTGTTTAGTATGTAAAGTCGGGAGTTCAATTCTCATAGAATGGTTTTCCCATTAACAAACACCACTTCTATTTTGGAATCAGAACTAACCTGTTGTGTTTCCTTCGGCTTTCCATAAACCCTTGTTAATAAGGTTTCTACTGAATATAAACTACCTTTCTCTAAACTCTTCCTCATTGCGTTGGCTATTGTCTTTTCAAGTATTGTCGCTTTAGGATTATCCCAAACCTCTTTGAGTTCATCTAAATCCATTTGTAGCATTACTTGAATAGTGTCATTGATTTGAGAAAGGGCATATCCTTGCTCTCTTAAAAGCGTTACATACTTCTTCGGTCTGCCGTTAGGGTTTCTAACTTCACCCTTTTTTGCTGGTATCAGATTGTGATTGTTAGCCATTTCTCTAATTTCTTTCTAATTTAATCCAATCCTTTGAATGCTTTTAATGGATAAAAAACTAAACTATTCCGATAGCCACCTTCTTTTAGCGGAACAATAGGTGTAACTCCGTGAACATTGCGCCACGCAGGATAAACAAGCATAGAATTATCCGAACTATCTAATGTTGCACCATAATCTGGTACAGTAGTATTACCGCCTGTTGCATTTTCCTTTTTTGCAATTATTACATTTACACAACCCTCTAAATTTCCTGCGTCTCGATGAAAGGGTGCAGGTATATTGAAGTTTGAGATAGAACTTGTAAATAATCTTCCAAATCTCCATTTTGCTGGTATGTTTGTTTCAATAATGTTTTTTTGTCTTTCAAAGATATTCGGTGTTATTTCTCTTACAACCTCTTCGGCTTCCTTACAAGCCAATAACATTGCTTTGATAAATGTTTGTGCTGATTTAACCTGATGCACACTCGACATACTTGGATAAGGTCTACGCATATGTGGCTTCGGTGGGCAAGAACCAATGATAGTACTATATTGTTTAACTTCTGCAGAACTATCCATCAATCCGCTTGAACGCCGCATTTCGCTCTTTGGAACTCTATCAGATAACAATTCAGTATTTGCTATTTCAATGTATTGTTTTAGCTTACCTTGAATTTCTTTTATGTAAAAACCGATGGGTTCGCCATCAAAATAAAAAATGCTATCTTCTTTTACGTTAGGTTCTATGTGACCGCATATATCACCTATTTGTACGTTGTGTTGTTGCTGGATTAAATTTATTTTTTTCATATCAACAGTTTTTTTCTCGCTTGTTCTATATTATTTTTACTGCCAAATATTTTTATATGGGTACCATAATCCCATTTTGGTTTGTTAGCTATACGTACTAAAGGATTGTATTTGTATGCTAAATACAAACATTCTTTCCTTCGTAATTGTTTCCTTTCTTCGGTTGAACCAAACCCACCTTTTGTATATCTTCTAAATTCTGGTACAATCCAATTCAGAACCAAAACTTTATTATGGCGGATTAGATTTTCAGCAGTCCAAGCAACATCATCAATTAGTTGAGCGCGTATATCAAAATCATAAGTAGATTTTTTTACAAGCCAAAACCTGCCATCAGCCAAACCCCTTGTAGTATATCTATTTTTTAAATTTAACGGATTATCGTGTAACCCAAAACCTATCAAATGTATTCTGTTTTTTTCTGCAACCTCGATAAGTTGGGGGAAATACGAAAACATTTTTTTTAAAGATATAGCATCTTTCTTTTTTAACCTATATTGTGATTGATTATTAAAATTAATATCTATTTTTTGTGTTTTGCTTTTCAATAATTCCATAGGAACAGATTTGATTTGTTTAAAATCATCACACAAAAAAACTGCCCATTCCCCAATATTCATCATATTCAAAGCGGTATTTCTTTGATACGCTAAACCCTTGTTATTATTCGTAATTACAGGATTACCATAAATTGTTTTACCATTAACAAATTTTTCATAATCGCAATGTGTATGTATTAAAACATTATGCTCAATATCGTTATCATATAACGCTTTTGAAGTTGTCGCATCATTATATCTATTGTAAAAAAAAGTAAACACTTTCATAGTTTGTTCTTTTCCTCTTTCAATTTTTCAATAAGAAAAGCACCTATGTATAACTTTTTTTCTCGCCAAAACTTTACAAGCTCTTGTGCTTCTTCATAATGTTCGGGTTCAAATTCTATTTGTATCGCCTTACGAACTGAACCAGCCATAGAAGATAATTGTTCTTCAATATCAACTTCGTCTAAAACAGAATAATCTAATTCTCTTGTTACGGGTTCGAATACAGGCACATTTAACCCCCATTCGTTTAATAATTCACCATCCCACTCGTTCGCTAAAGAATCCCAATCCCATTCTCCGAATCCAACATTGTCCTTAATGATAAATTCTCTTTGTTGCTCTTCGGTTAGTTCACTTGCCTTAATGATTGGTATTTCTTTCAATCCCGCTTCTTTACAAGCTTTAAGTCGCATATTGCCACCAAGAACAATCATATCATCATTTACCACAATAGGTCTTAACTCAAGCATTTTAGGAAACTCTTGAATTGACTTTACAAGTTTAGCAAACTTATCATCCTTAATTAATCTCGGATTGTTTGGGTTTGCTTTTACTTTACCGATTGAAATAAATTCTGCTTTCATTAGTTCATTAATTTTAAATCATCTTCCTTGCCCACGATAGTTTCGTTCCTTTCTATTATGCTTATTAGTTCCCTTATTAGGTTTTCCTTTTCTTCGTTTTCCAAAAGATATATTTGCAATAGTTCCGGATTTAGCCATAACTTAACTAACAGTTATTTGATATAGTTGTTTTCTTTTTTCATTAACCTTAAAGAGATTGAAATTTTGAACTGCCCACTCAAATAACTCCAAACCCTTCTCCCTTCTATAAATAGAATCTTCGGTAACTTTTTTAATCTCTTTGTACCAATCCCCTTGTTGATTAACTTGTATCATAGGAGAGTTTAAATAAGGCTCAATGTGACTACCGATAACGGGAATCTTTTTTGTTGCCGCTTCTAATAGCTTTAGGTTGGATTTCATTGCATTGAACTTCGTGGCTCTTAATGGGACAATAGAGCAATCGGCATCGTTATAGAAGTTCATATACTCGGTAATAGGTAGGAATCTTCTGACATCTCCCAACTTTAAACCACAAGTAAAATTGGATACCATCCTTTGCCATATTGCCGATGAGCCTTCGCCAGAATCATCAAAGCCACATAGTTGAAAGTGTACTTTGCTTTTTAATAATGAATCGGAAGCTACTTTCTTAAACGGGAACTGGATAATCTTCAAATCTTGTTCGTGTGTAATTGAACCCGCATAGATGAATTTAATTTTTTCGCTTTTTTGTCTTACATCCGTATATTGGTCATTACCATACGGAAGAGCATTCGGTAGGATAGCTACATTGGAGTTTATAGGTCTGATTTCATTCCATAGCTTTTCGTTGGTACAAGTTACTAAATCCGCTTCCCTTATGTGGTTGATGATTTCTTGCGTAGGGTAAACGCTTTCTAATATGTGAGACTTATCAAGTATCCAATAATCATCAATATCACAAATGATTTTAAAGCCGTACTTCTTTTTCTTTTCCAATAAAGTTTCAAGTGATACTCCCACAATGAAACGATTAAATAATACAATGTCAAAATTTTCTTCTAATGCTTCATCGGTCATAGTATCGGTAAAGAAAGCATAGGTTTTCTCTAAATAGTAAATAGGTAGCATTAAGCGGTGATACCCAACACCAGAATTAGGAGCAGTTAATACAAGTATCCTCATTTCTTTTGCCTACCTCTTTTTTTCTTTTCTTCTACGACTTCTTGTTGTGTATTTTCAACTATATCTTGCACATTCGGTTGTGCATTTTCAAACACTACGATTAATCGTTTGAGCATATCAAAAACACAATCTCCGCACCAATAGGTTAAGATAAACTGATTGTCTAAATAATCCCGATACATTCTTTCGTATTCCCCAAGAACATCAAAGGGAATGTTACGGGTGAAGCCGAGTTTAACGGACTCAAAATTGATTATGTGTTGTTGACAAAAGTCAAGGTCTTTTTGATTCATATAAATTAGTTAAAAAATTTCTAATGTAAGGTGATAACATACCAGCACCGAACACACATAAGGTGGCTTCGGTTACTTCAAAAGGCAGTAGGTACAAAAGTAAAGCAACCCAACTTGTTAAACAAAGGGTGCAGTTTAAGGGTTTAAAATCTAAATTCCATTTCTCTGGAAAGTTGTTTTGTACGATAAAGAAGAAACTAAAAAAGTTTGCTGCTAAAATGATTTCAAAGATTTTCATTGTTACGAATTTTATATTTCATTATTATTTTTGCCTTGCGAATAGTTTTCAGTAAAGAGCGATATGGTATTTTAGTATCCCTTGAGATGGCTAAAAGGTTTTTCCCATTTGCGGAATATAATTTTAACAACTCCAATTCGTACCAATGTAAAGCTGCTAATCCCTTTTCAAGTTTTAAAAATATATCTTCCGAATATTCTTCTTTTGCAATTTCGTGGGTAGCAGAAAATTCTTGAAACATCTGTCTAAACTTTTTATAGAAATTACTCCTATCCGATTTCACCATATTTAAAATAGTGCGCACAATGAAGTACTTCAAATAACCTTGCTCATACATTTCAAATAACCTTTGTTCATCCATTTCACAAAGAACCAAGAACACTTCTTGGCGCAAATCTTCCTGCAATTCTATTGGTTGCATTTTGCTAATAGCCTCGTTTATGTCCTTTGATAAATAGAGTTCAGATATTATGTTTTCCCTCTGCAGATAAACGATTTACATTTACAACTAAAAAGGGGTAAGCTATGCAGGAACACAGCATTACCCCTTAACATAACCATTACCACCAATAAAGATATAATTTTAATCATAATATTTATTTTATTTTTCTTTTAATTATTATTCTTCTTATTATTATAGGCTACCAAATAGCCTATGCAATACCTATCAAATAGGTATCAAATGGACAATTCAACCTAAACCAATACCCATCATAACTAATTGATAATCAATAATATAGAAGGTTTTGAAAAATATTTTAAAAAAAAGTTTAAGAAATATTTGGTATGTATTGAAATAGTTTGTATATTGCATTATAAATCAAAACCCAAAACAATGAAAAACGAAATCAAAAACACAGTAACCTGCAAAATGGTAATTGAAGAAGCAAGAGAATTATCTTGTAAATTACAGAATACCATTTATGTAATTCAAAAAAATAACACATTATATACATTATTATCTAATGATAGAAATGTTTTAGAAGAAATAAAAGGTAAATTTAAAATCTTGGGTTCGTACAAATTAGGCAATAAAATTAGTTAAATAAACAAACGAGGGGTGCGACTCGGTAACGCACATTCAAACTAAAACAATGATA